AATATATGTCTCAATTGCTTCTTATAGAGACCCACTAGTTCAATCGACTGTAGATAATCTTTTTAGCACTGCTTCGGGCCTACACGATATTCATGTAGGGGTGTTTGTTCAAGAGTTTGAGTCTGATGAATCTTCTATAACTAATACCTACGATGGTAAGGTAAATTTTACCGTAGACCTACCTGGATGCGTATTTAGTGTAAGCAAATGCAGAGTTTTGGCAAATAGTTGGTTAGACCACAGTTACGACTATGTTTTACAGATAGACGCCCACAGCAGGTTTGAAAGTAACTGGGACAACGTTCTTGTAGAAGAGCACAGAGAAACAACACAGCGTTTAGATTCTAAACTACTTTTTAGTAGCTACTTACCCGGGTGGACTCCAAGACCGGTTGACACACTTAAAGATTACTCTCCAAACACAGTGGGCGATATTACTTATAACACTGATACAGCTAAAAAGTCTTTGTTTGATACCTATGAGCTAGTTCCTCATCTTGTAGGAAGAGAAAGAAATGATAACCTTGCCGCTAAAGGATGGTACATATGCGGTCATTTTATTTTTGGCCCAGCAGAATACTTTTTAACTGTTACGCAACCAAGCTGGGTGTTATTTTGGGGAGAAGAGCTTTACCATAGTCTTATGGCGTTTACTAATGGTTGGGACGTTTACTTTCCTTATAGTTTACCTGTAAGACATATGTACCCGCAAGACGTAGAAGAGTTTATGCCTTTAAACAAATTGTGGAACGATTTTTATGATGATTGGGAAATAAATAAACCTATAGCTACTGATTTAATAATTGACCACATAATAGATAGAACTACAGGATTTGAACACTTTGGCACTAAACGCTCAATAGATGACCTGTACCAATACTTAGGGTACGATATAGGTAAATTATTTAAACTTTGGAGAGAGGAGTATAGACGTGACTACAACCGACAAGTTCATTAAGTTTTATCACACCATACCTTTAGGTAGCAGAATGAAAATTGAACAAGCTCCAGTAGACCGAGAGTGGATGGACCAAACAGGTCAAGGATACGCTTACAGGTGTTTGCCCATGACTTACGCAAACAGGCACGGTTGGTGTATACGTCTAACACAGGATGTAGAAGTTGTTTGGGACGGAACTACGTCAGCTGATGGAACTACTATTATTTGTGGTAGAGAACAAAATGGAATTAGATTTGCTGATAATGGCACTGGTAACGGAGTAGTAACTTTTCATTTAAACGCTATACCAAGAACCTCTAAAGATTGGAATTTATGGATTATGGGAGCCCCTAACCTAGTAATTCCTGGGGCATCTCCGTTAAGCGGAATTGTAGAGTCAGACTGGATGTTTTCTTCTCCAACCGCTAATTGGAAATTAACTAAGCCTGGAAAAGTTGTTACGTTTAAAAAAGGAGACCCCGTCTTCTTTTTTGTACCTGTACACAAGACAGAACTTGAAGAGTTTACTTTAGAACACCACCCAGTAGAGTACGGAACAGATATAGATAAACACAATAGAGATTTTTCTGAATGGAGAAACCTTACAGATAAAGCTGGCATGGGAGTGTTTGGTAAAATGTATTTAAAAGGACAACGACCAGATGGCACCAAACCCGAGTGGGAACACAATCATAAAACTAGATTGTTTTTAAACGAGTCTGATGCCAACTCTGCATCGTAGATTATTTAGTTTTCCTTATTGTTTTTGAATAGTTCTGAGTATTGAAGCAAAAACGATTTAAACCGCTCTCCTTCTAAGTGCGTCCAAGAAGACCAGTCTTGACCTTCGTTAGACATGTAAAACGCTATTTGAGCGTTTTTCACTGGGTTAAACAAATCAGAGTTAGTAAGTAAAGAGAACTTTTCTCTTCTATCCTCTCCGAGGCTTCCTAACATATTGATTTGAAACACGCCGTAGGAGTTGTCTCCAGTAGCGGGATTTTGGTTGTGAGCTTTAGGTCTCCCATTAGATTCCTTTTTAGCCACGGCCCACGCTGTCTTTAACGCAGACCCTTTAAAACCAACTAAAGTTAAAAGGTGCTTTAACTCATCATCGGTGAGAGAGGTTTTTTCTGAGTAATCATCTAGTGTGATTACTTTGACTAAACCCTTCATATCTTTTGCGTCGCCAAGCTTATCTGAAGCTTGAGACGAGTCAGTTGCGGTTACAGTCATCGCGACTAAAAGGACCATGGACATTGCCATGGCTCCAAGTCCCTTTGACTCTGGCGCTATGTTCTTTAACAAAAGCATTTGATTACCTCCTTAGTACAAGGAAACACTGAGTTACGTACATATGTCAAGTTGAATAGCATGACAAAGGTGTGTTTTTATGACAAACTTTTTACTACATTGCGTATAACGCCCTTTAGACAGGAAATACATTGATGACAGTTTTACAATGGGCGCAAACATTAGCTAGTTTTGCTACGTTTGCTTTATTTACTATTTCAATAACTAATTGGTTATTAAAAAGTTGGCTAAAAGGGTATTTGTCAGAATTAAAACCAAATGGTGGAAGCTCGATGAAAGACCAACTTAATCAAATTAGTCGAGATGTTACAGAGAACAGAGTAGCAATGGCACGCTTAGAAGGACGCTTTACACAACATATTGAAGAATCTTCATTGTAGTTGGGGTTGACTTTTACTTTTAAATCAGGCAGACTGTTCTTGCAGGCACTACCTAGTTGTGCCTCGAAAGGTAGAGAAATAAATGAATAAAGCAATGCTGGCCTCATGGGGCCGTTCGTTCATGGCTGCTGCTGTTTCCGCGTTTGTTGCCACAGGTGGAGACGTGTTTAGCCTTGACCTAGAAGGAGCAAAAGCTATCCTCACCGCAGGTGTTGTAGCTATCCTTCCAGTACTACTTCGTTATCTAAACCCTTCCGATACAGCATTCGGCACAGGAGCTAAGTAAAATCATGAAATGTGTGAACTGCCCAAATAATGCTGAATATACTCTGGCTGACAAAGGCGCTAACCCAATAAGTTATTGCTCAACCTGTTTGCCACCACACTTACAAGTGCGGGCGCTATCTGGGCAGTTACCACTACCTGGTACATCCACAGGTACCCCTATTATTGAAAGCCCAAAGAAGACTGTTAAGAAAGCTGCAAGTAAAGCAGAAACTACAGAAAGTACTGTAGAATCTACGGAGGAGCCAACAGAAGAGGAAGTATGAAAATAACACGGGTAAAAGCTATTCAAGCTCATCCCGTGCCAGAAAAGGCCCATCAACCTCGAGGCCCATTTCCATCTTCTCTGTTTAAGGAACCCGAAATTGTTTACGATTATGAATCTGAACAAGATGAGGGTGGCAGTAACTTTCCTTTAGGAGCTACGGCTCAAAATAATTTTAAACCCCCACATTATCTAAGGTGTAAATCTTGCCTTACTAGGGTTATTGAAGAAGATGCCCATCTACATAAGTGTGATGAATAATGCCTAAAAAAAGAGCCTCCATACCTTCATGGGAAGAAATGTCATCTAGCTATACAGCAAACTTTATAGATGAGTTATTAAAAGACCCAAAGGAAACCGACCCTGAGTTTCAAGTAGTAGACGCTGGTGGCCCTTCTATGAAAACTACAACTAGCACTAATCCCTCTAAACCTAGAACTTTAAAAGCAGGATACGATTTTAAAACTAAAACTATGACTGTAGTATTTAGAGATGGAACTTGGTGGGATTACAACAACATCCCAGAAGACGTCTGGTATGACTTTGTCAGCGCTCCCTCAAAAGGAGCATTTTTACGAGAGTCTGGTTTAGACGGTTGGGGAGACATGGGGCCCTCAGATGTTACAAAAATGCCAAACCATCGTAGAGAGCAGATGAATGACATATCTGGATTTGCTGATTACATGTACGGCTCTAAGCCCAAGCCCCCTACCTTAGACGAATACTTATTCGGGAAAAAAGAGTAAATGAAAGCATTCGGACCACTATACGTAGATGTTATTAGGTACTACCACAAACGTTTATTACCTATAGTAGAAAAGGGTTGGACGCAAGAAACCGACTTCCCCTATAGAAAAAGTAAGCTTTGTTTAGTTTTTAGACTACCGTTCACTACTCCAGGGTTTGTACTGGGGCTTTGGAATAAAAATACCAAGATAGTCTTTGAAGAAGATGCCGACTTACTTTTGGCAAACGCTTTAAAAGCCCGTAGTATGGGTATCTCTACTGAGGAGATAGACGAATGGTAATGAGACGAAATAAGAACTGGAATAAACCTTTTTCAGAGAAGGTGGCTAAAAGAGTATCTAAGATTCCTTCTGGAGAGCTTCTAATCTGGTCTGACCAAATAATGTATGAATTAAGCCGTTGTCTTTCTGCTTATGGAAAGAACCGAGAACAAGTTTACTTAGACGAAGCACTTACAGGAGCCGAAGCTCTTCACGCAGTTGTAGACGAACTCCACAAAAGAATGTCTCGTATTGAGTAACTACAGTTATGTGCTAAACTTGTATCCGCCAACTCTCTCCTTCTCTCCCGTGTGGCAGCGGCAGCCCTGGACCAAAAACCCAGGGCTTTCCGTCTTTAAAAGAGGTGCACATGTTTGAAGATGATATAGACATCGATGAGCTATTTGAAGACGAAGAAATTGAAAACATTGAAGACGACGAACAAGATATCGAATCCATTGAAGAAGATGATGGATTAGATGAGCTGTCTAGAGAGTTTGTAAATAAATTAGTAGATAAGATGATGGTGTTCTTAGTAGCACTTGTTGGCTACGAGTTGCATCCATATCAAGCACCACTTGCACGAAGAATTATGGAATCTGTAATTATCAATGACGGTGAAGAAATCACAGCCCTTGCTGCACGTCAGTCTGGTAAATCAGAAACTATTGCAAATACTGTAGCTACACTCATGGTTATTCTTCCAAGACTTGCACGCATGTATCCAGATTTATTAGGTAAGTTTAAAGACGGTATATGGGTAGGTTTGTTTGCTCCAGTAGAAGGTCAAGCAGAAACTCTGTTTAGTCGTACTATTAACAGGCTTACTAGTGAGCACGCATTAAATGTATTAGGTGACCCAGAAATTGATGACGAAGCTAAAAAAGTAGCTGGTGTTACAAAACAAATCAAATTAAAGAACTCTGGCTCATCTGTAATGATGATGACAGCTAACCCACGTGCAAAGATTGAGTCTAAGTCTTTCCACCTCATTGTTATTGATGAGTGCCAAGAAGCAGACGATTTCGTAGTATCTAAATCTATCTCTCCAATGTTGGCATACTACGCTGGTACCATGGTTAAGACAGGTACACCTACCACCCACAAAAACAACTTCTATCGTTCCATTCAGTTAAACAAGCGTCGTCAAACTTCTAGAGGAAATAAACAAAACCATTATCAATGGGATTGGAAAGACGTAGCTAAATACAATGATAACTATCAGAAGTTTATTAAGAAAGAGATTTTACGTGTAGGCGAAGACTCTGATGAGTTTCAAATGTCGTACAACTGTAAGTGGCTGCTAGAGCGCGGAATGTTTGTAACCTCTACTGTTATGGATGAGTTGGGCGATACATCTCAAGAGCTGGTCAAAGCTTGGCACAGAACCCCCGTAGTTGTTGGCATCGACCCAGCTAGAAAAATAGACTCAACCGTTATTACAGTTGTTTGGGTTGACTGGGATAGACCAGATGAGTTTGGCTACTTTGACCATAGAATTTTAAACTGGTTAGAGATTCAAAGCGAAGATTGGGAAGACCAGTATTTCCAGATAGTTAACTTTTTA